ATTGAACATACAAATGAAAGTTTTCCAGTTGACCTTTGGCAGAAATATGCTTCACCAGTATGGATGGATATTAGACAATCTGACACATTACAAAAGAAATCAGCAAGAGCAGAAGAAGATGAAAGACATATTTGTCCATTACAATTAGAAGTTATTAAAAGGTGTATTTGTTTATGGACTAATCCAGGAGATATTGTACTTGACCCGTTTGCTGGAATAGCATCTACAAATTATATGGCACTTAGACTTGATAGAAGAACAATAGGTGTAGAACTTAAAGAATCATATTATCAACAAGCAGTTCTAAATTGTGAAATGGCTATGAATGAAGAAATTATTGACATTTTTGATGAGGTAGAAGGTGATAGTAAAGTTTATCATCCTTCACATTACAACATACCAGGTAAAAAAGAATGTTGGGATGAAATGGTTGAAAGATTTGGAGTGGAAGCAACAAAGATATTTTGCAAGCTGAATTCCTTCAAGTATTTATACAGACATGAAGAAAAGAATGGTCAGGAAGATATTGAAAAAGCTGCTAATTATAAAAATAAATATCTTGAACTTGGTGGAACTGAAAAAGAATTTGAAGAAGGGATGAATGGTTATGAATTATCACAATATAACACACAATGATATGTTAAATGGTGAAGGTATAAGGGTAATTCTTTGGGTTGCTGGATGCAATCATCATTGTATAAATTGCCATAATCCTGAAACACACAATCCAAGTGGTGGAATTGAATTTGATGTAAAAGCAAAAAAAGAAATATTTGAAGAATTAGAAAAAGACTATATCTCAGGCATGACATTCACAGGTGGTGACCCACTACACCCAAACAATAGAAGGGATGTAGGACTATTATGTCATGAAATTAAACAAAAATTCAAAAATAAAACTATTTGGTTATATACAGGCTATAAATTTGAAGAAATATCAGATTTATCACTGCTACACTTCATTGATGTACTTGTAGATGGAAAGTTTGACCAGAATCTTCAAGATATAAATTATCCGTGGGTAGGAAGTACAAATCAAAAAGTTATAGATGTTAAGAAAACTTTGAAGGAAGGGAAGGTTGTTTTATATGAATATCATTAAAAAAGATGGAACATTTGAAGCTTATAATCCACAAAAGATTATAAATGCAGTAACTAAATCAGCACAAAGAGTGATGATAAAACTGAATGAACAGGCTTATGAGTTCATTTGTTCAAGGGTACTTCAGGATATTAAGAACAGAAAACTTGAAGATATTCCAGTGGCAGAAATGCATAACATTGTTGAACATACCCTTGAAGAATTCAATCCTTTAATTGCTAAATCATACAAGGATTACAGGAATTACAAAAAAGACTTCATTCACATGATGGATGAAGTTTATATGAAATCACAGTCAATCAGGTTCATTGGAGATAAGGAAAACAGCAACACTGATTCAGCACTTGTTGCAACAAAAAGATGCTTGATTTTCAATGAATTAAATAAAAGATTATACAGAAGGTTCTTCATGACAAAAGATGAACTGCAAGCCTGCAAGGATGGTTATATTTACATTCATGACCAGTCAGCAAGACTTGACACAATAAATTGCTGCTTATTTGATGTTGGGGCAGTAATGTCAGGTGGCTTTGAAATGGGAAACATTTGGTATAACGAATCTAAAACACTTGATGTTGCTTTTGATGTACTGGGTGATATTATCCTTTCCGTAGCCAGTCAACAGTATGGTGGATTCACCATTCCTGAAATTGACAGAATACTTGCACCTTATGCAAGAAAATCATATTGGAAATATATTGAAGAATGGCAAAAGATTGTTAAAGATTTGAAAGAATATGTTGGATTTCAATGCACAGAGCCTGATTATCTAATGGACAAATACGCAATGGAAAAAGTTCAAAGAGATTTTGAACAAGGTTTTCAAGGGATTGAATACAAACTGAATACAGTAGGTTCATCAAGGGGTGACTATCCATTCATTACAATGACATTTGGACTTGGAACAGAACGATTTGAAAAAATGGCATCTATCACTTTCATGAATGTTCACAGTAAAGGGCAAGGAAAAGAAGGTAATAAAAAACCAGTATTATTTCCCAAATTGGTGTTCTTGTATGATGAATCAATTCATGGTGAAGGTTGCATCAATGAAGAAGTATTCAATGCAGGTGTTCGTTGTAGTGCAAAAACAATGTACCCTGATTGGTTGTCATTGTCAGGTGAAGGTTATGTTCCTGAAATGTATCAGAAATATGGAAGGGTTGTTTCACCTATGGGATGCAGGGCATTTTTAAGTCCTTGGTTTGAAAAAGGTGGAATGAAACCAGCTGACGAATATGATTTGCCAGTGTTCGTTGGAAGGTTCAATGTGGGTGCAGTTAGCCTTCATCTTCCAATGATTTATGCAAAAGCTAAAAGAGAAAATAAAGATTTCTATGAAGTATTAGACTTCTATCTTGAAATGATAAGGGGAGTTCACAAAAGAACTTATGAATATTTATCTGAATTAAAAGCATCAGTCAATCCAATAGGATTTTGTGAAGGTGGATTCTATGGTGGACACTTAAAACCAAATGAAAAAATCAAGCCACTTCTGAAGGCAATGACTGCAAGTTTTGGAATCACAGCACTTAATGAATTGCAGTATCTATATAATCAAAAATCACTTGTTGAAGATGGACAGTTTGCACTGGAAGTTATGCAGTATATCAATGATAAAGTGAACCAGTTTAAAGCTGAAGATGGTTGGTTATATGCGATATATGGCACACCAGCAGAATCACTTTGTGGACTTCAAATTGAACAGTTCAGAAAAGAATATGGAATCGTTGAAAATGTATCTGATAAACCTTATGTATCTAACAGTTTTCACTGTCATGTTACTGAAGATATTAGTTCTATTGAAAAACAAGACTTGGAACATAGATTTTGGAATCTGTTCAATGGTGGCAAAATTCAATATGTCAGATACCCAATCAGCTACAATATTGAAGCAATTAAAACCTTAATCAGAAGGGCAATGAAGCTGGGATTTTATGAAGGTGTCAATCTTTCATTAGCATATTGTGAAGAATGTGGGCATGAAGAATTGAACATGGATGTGTGTCCAGTGTGTGGTTCAAAGAATTTAACAAAGATAGACAGAATGAATGGTTATTTATCATATAGCAGGGTTCATGGTGATACAAGATTAAATAATGCAAAGATGGCTGAAATAGCAGAAAGAAGGTCAATGTAATGAACGGAAAAGAATATCAAAAATTAGCAATGAGAACTTGCAGTATACCTTATGAAAATAAAGAAGGAAGATTACACCATGCGGTGTTCGGTTTAACAAGTGAAGCTGGTGAAGTAGCTGGAATAATGCAGAAAAAATTTCAAGGTCATGAGTTTAACAAGGAACACATGAAAAAAGAACTTGGTGATTGTTTATGGATGATTGCTGAAGCATGTGAAGCACTTGATTTTGACATGGATGATGTGATGCAGACAAATATTGATAAGCTGAAAGCAAGATTTCCTGAAGGGTTCACAGTAGAAAATAGCATTCACAGAAAGAAAGGTGATATATAATGCAAGCAATCAAAGCATACACACAGATATATGCTGACTTTAAAGGTCAGGACTTAATCAATAAACTTGAACAGATAGCAAGAACTTGTTATAAATCTGAAAATAAAATCAAAGAAGGTTCGGCAAATAAGGTGATTGCTGCACTTATCAGAAGTAATCATGAAGCAATGCTTGAACATGCTTCAATTACAATAAAGTTTCTGGTTGACAGGGGCATCAGTCATGAGATAGTAAGGCATAGAATGGCAAGTTTTGCACAAGAAAGTCAAAGATATTGCAATTACTCAAAAGATGAATTTGGAAAAGAAATCACATTCATCATTCCTGAATTCCTTGATTATAAATCAGAAGGCTGGGATGTGTGGAAAAATGCAATGCAAGAAGCTGAAAAAACTTATTTCAAGATGCTTGAACTTGGTTTTTCACCACAGGAAGCAAGGGCAGTTCTTCCAAATAGCACTAAAACTGAAATCATAATGACTGCAAACTTAAGAGAATGGCGACACTTCTTCAAATTAAGAGCAGCGGATGTAACAGGTGCTGCACATCCACAAATGAAAGAAGTTACAATTCCACTGCTTGCAGAACTCAAAGAAATGATTCCAGTAATCTTTGATGATATTGAAGTTTGGGGTAAGGAAGATGGGAAACAATAAAAATCCATTTATGAATGAAAGTGGTTGTCCTGACCCAACTGCATATCATGCACTAAAAACAATTATCAAGGAAGAAAATGAACTTGAAAGAAAGGTTCACAATTTAGTAAACACACTTAAATTTGTAGTTGACTGGGCAGGTTTTGAGTTCATTGGAAGAATACAAATAAGACATAAACAGTCAGGGAAGGAGTTCAGATAATGAAAAAATGCAAATATTTACCTAATCCTGATTATAAGGAAGATTGGATTCCAGCAAAATTTCATGGTATATATCAACATTCAAAAATTGTTCCACCAAGTCCAATGGTAGGTGGTCATTCAGGTGGAACAATCACACTTCCAGTAGCAGTTGTTGAAGATGAAGATGGATTGCATGAAGTTGAAGTTTGGAGAGTAAAAGATATAGAAGGTGAAGAAGATGAATAGAATAATTAGAGATAAAGACAGAATTGAAAAATTTGATTACTTAATGAGTAATATTATTTCAAAAGATTTTAGGGATTGGTTAATAAATCAAGGGTTCTTTGTAAAGCCAGCCTCCATTAAGCATCATGGTAATTATATAGGTGGACTTTTCTACCATAGCTTGAAAGTAATGGAAGTGTTGGTTGATATGACTGATAAGTTTGGAATTAAATGGTCAAGACCTGAATCACCTTATATCGTGGGTATGTTTCATGACCTTTGCAAGATGGATGATTATATTGATGAAAATGCTGAAGGTGTAGTGGTAATGGGAACAGGTTCACCAATTAGCAAAGACCCACACTGGACATATAATCCGCAGCCTATACTTAAAGGTCATGGTGATAAATCAATCATGATGTTGTCACAATTCATGACTTTGACCGAAGAAGAAATCTACTGCATCAGTTATCACATGGGTGCTTATGAAACCGACAGATGGTCAGGATATGATGCAGCAATTAAACAGTATGAATCTGTATTGTGGACACACACCGCTGACATGTATGCTTCAAAAGTAGCAGGGGTGTAAGGTTCAAGGTAGTTCAAGGTAAAAATGTTCACCTTGAACCTATTGAAA